GCTTAATCCTCCTGATCATGCGCTTGCTTATTTATATGCTTCTGAATCTTGTCTATTGCTTCTGTAACAGGTCCATTACATCCCTGTTCTTTCAAACCTTTCAGACAAGCCAGAATTCCATAAGTAAGCAAACATTGTTCCGATTTCATTCTCTCTATCTCTTTATCCTGCTCATTCTGTCTTAAATACCACTTGTATACTGCGAAAACAGCAGAAAAGATAACCACTACGGCCGTTAATAAGCTTCCGGCAGTAATGATTGTGTTTACGTCTACATACACTCTATGTACCTCGATTTTTTAATTTTGCGTATAAAAATAAGACCTTTCGGTCTCGCTCTGATTTCCATGTATTCACCTCCTTGCATAGAAAAAGAGAGGTGTTAACCTCTCTCATTATGATTCTTCTTATTATTGCCATCATATAATTCATATAATTTTTTCAAATCTTCACATTGCTTATTTTTCTTATATGTCCTTCCAGTCGCTTCGATTTTAATTCTATTCCATTCAAATTTCAGATACACTCGAACATGTCTCAAGAGTTTTTCTTCCCATATACTCCTATTTATCAAATATTTTTCCAATTCTTGGCGAAACTCTTTTTCGTAACATTCTTTTTCATAATATCGTAAATACGAAGCACGCAGTCCTTGGTAATAAAAGACTAGCTTTTCTACGCACCTATCAATATTCCTATCAATTTCATCTGAAAAATTTAAATGCATATGTATTAAAAATCTCAATTTTTCTATTTCACTTATATGCTTTCTATATGTATCTGAATCTTTCATCCCCTTGTCTACATTATCAATCGTTGTTGTACTAATCAAATCTGATATATATTCTCTGAATTTGTATAACCACTCAACTCTATTTTGGGTAACAGCATTGACATAATGTACTGCTTTGTTGTTTCTAACAGAAAAATAAAGCGAAATACTGCTGATTAAAAAAGTAAGTAATATTCCGATTGAAGTTAAAGCATCTTTATTTTCGCTAAAGAACTGTAACATTTTATTCATTATTACTACACTCTCCTTCCACTGTCATTATACAGCAGAAGGAGAAGTTTTCCAAGAAAGATTCATTTTCAACCGATTATCTTGCGTATAATCTTGTGATACCTCCGTTGTTGTAGATTTTAATCTTGTTGCTACTCAAATATGAGATCCCACCATTGTATGCACTAGAATAATATGCTTGATGTGAACCGGACCCGTGATCTACAACAGAACGACTTGTTAATACCTGTGCCGGTACGATCGTGCTTGCAAGTTCTCGGTAATAATTTCCATTTGTACTGCTTGCAAGTCCGCACGTGATCATGAACTCTGAATACTGCGATACATCGACTGTAATTGTGGAGTTTCCTGCTGAGGTCTGGTTCTTTAGTAATGTCCACTCTCTGTTCGTCTTGTTATCCACCTTTGTAAATAAAGCAGTCATACTCTCGCCGTTCACATACGTATCTGTATCATTAACGACTACTGATGGTACTGATGCCGATCCGCCCTCATGTGATGCCTTCGTTGAAATTCTCGTAGATGAATTTCTAAGATATGTTTCTGCTCCATCTACACCTATTTCCAGATCACCTATAAATACTTTTGCACAATCGACACCCTCTCCTAATCGAATCTCGTCACCTTTGAAGGATGCAAGTTCTTCAGTCCCCTTCCTAACTTGTACACTGGTTCCATCTATAAACACATTGAATCCAGCAGCATTACCGATCGTAGCTGTTGGCGCATATACTGGTTCGGATGCCACTCTCCAGTTTATACCGTCATATGTGAAGGTTACGGTTGCTCCGTCGGTCCAATATACATCCCGGACACCTTGGATATACATTGCTTTTGTACCTGTACCAGCAATATTAAGTGTTGGACTGGATGCGGTATTTGCATAAGTAAATTTAACAGCTACTGTTGCTCCGGCTTTGAGAGATAATGTTCCAGCCGCCAAACTTGCAACTTTCGCTACGGTTCCAGCTGCAGTATCGCATGTCGCATAGAGCATTTGTCCATCTTTACCAGCTGTTCCTGTCTGCCCTTGTGGCCCCTGTGGTCCTTGTGGTCCTGTATTACCTTTTACACCTTGTGGTCCGGTCGCACCAGTATCACCTTTCACTCCCTGAGGTCCCTGAGGACCTGTAGCTCCTGTGGCTCCCTTATCTCCTTTTTCGCCTTTCGCTCCTGTTTCACCTTTGATCTTACTCCATGTATAAGCTCCCACCGTAGTAGGATCCGCCCGATTAAAGTCCGTACACTGTCCAATGTAATCCCCGACTGTTTCTCCAGAATTTGATGTGAATGTCTTACCGCCATCATTGGAGTATTTAATGTGCAAGTATGATGTTTTCCCATCTGCACCATTGGTTCCTGGGATTCCCTGTGTTCCCTGTGCGCCCTGTAAGCCTTGGAATCTGTACCAGGTATATTTGCTTGGATCTGTCGAATCCTGTTCTGTATAGTCCACGTAGGTTCCGATATAGGTATTCGGTATTTCTGACATCTGAGATGAGGTTGGATTCTCTACAGGGGAATATTTTATATGGAAGTAACTGGTCTTTCCGTTCGTTCCATCTTTGCCTGCCGGTCCTTGGGGACCTGTTGCTCCGGTGGCACCTGTCTCTCCTGTTGGACCGGGGATACCCTGTTCACCTTTCTCACCTTGTAACCCCTGCAAGCCTTGTGGTCCTTGTTCACCTTGTGGGCCCTGGGGACCTTGAAATTTACTCCACCGATACTTTGTCGGATCTTCAGAATCAGCTTTTTCAAAATCTGCATACTGTCCCATATATGTTTTCCCGACAGTATCTGTTGTCGAAAATCCAGTTTTTCCATCCGCACTGGTCGCATAAGCAAAATGCACATAACTCGTCTCGCCGTTCTCTCCATTTTTCCCTGGAATTCCATCTGCACCATCTTCGCCGTTGTCGCCTTGGAATTTTCCCCACGTATATTTCGATGGATCTGTACTGTCATCCAGTTCATAATCTGCATAAGTTCCAATATATTTGTTTGGTGTTTCCGTCATGTCACTGTATGATGTCGGGTTCGGTACCGCCGAATATTTCATATGGAAATATGTTGTTTTACCATCTTTACCCGCTGTTCCCGGAATGCCCTGCTCACCTTTTATCTTTACCCATGTGTACTGCGTCGGATCGGAAAGATCAGCTTCTTTCGCAAGCCGGTTCGTAGCGATTCCGAGATAATCTTTTCCGTAAGCATTGGCCGAAATTCCCGTTCCATTTTCATCATCTGCAAAGGCTGTCCATGTATAAAAATTACGATTCTTAGCGATCTTCTCAAATCGCTCTGCCAACTCCATAACTTTTGCATCAATACCGCTTCCCTGTCTTACATAATCCCCTAGCTCTGCTTCTTTTGTATCGTTCGATTCTGACATCTCTAATTTCAACAGTCTTGCAGTAAGATATATATTATCGTCATCATCAACAATGGATACCGTGTCACCTACCTTCACCCCATCTGGAAGATATAACAACTCTACCTCATAGGTAACAGCTTCATCACAGATCTTCTTAAGACTGGATACGGCTCGATTGCACAATTCAGATTTCGATGTCGTATCGTATGTAAAGGATTTTACGATATGTCCAACATCATTCTTATTCTTTTCTGTCTTAATCTGATACCGGCTCCACTTTTCCAGTGCTTTCCGGGATTTCACATAGGATCCTTCTACATAAAAATCTCCATCATCGTACTTATAACCATTTAATGTAATCGGATTTTCTGATCCTTCCGGTGTTCCGCCGGTACAGCGGTATGCTGTTGCAAGATCTGCGATGGAACTCTTGATTCGAAATCCGCTAACCTCTTTGCCAACATTCAAAGTAACACCCGAATCATTCCCCCTATTCTTATACACATTGATGTATTTTCCAGTCACAGCCATATTCTCGACTTTGAAGCCAAATCCAATCTCAGCGTTGTCAAACTGTGTAGCTACACTCAGTAATCTCTTTGTCGCTGTGTCTTCACCATCCCAGGACAACTTTCTTGTAAGATTACTTACCTCATTGATTCCGATTTCAAATCCAGAATCATATGCAAATTTATTAATGTAATAGGCAATGTTATAAGCTTTATCTGCAGCATATTTTCCGACCACTTCATTTAACAGATCCAGTCCCGCATCTTCAGCATAGATGGAGGCATCCCTTTGAATCGGATCTATCGTCGAATCAATAATCGTATATACTTCCACTTCACTGCTGTCCGCACTCTGTTTTAAGATGAAATTTCCTACTGCAGCAAGCTTCTTCACATCAACTTCCTGTTCTTCGTCCTCATCCGGATTTACAAAATTGTAATCCAAATTGCATTCAAAGATTGCCACGCCTTCGGATATTTCTTCTGTCTTTTTATCATTTGTAATTATTAGTCCCTTCGGCAGTCCGGTAGATGCTGATCCAAGAATGTTCATTGCCCTGTCAGCAAAATATATGATCACAAGAACACCTCCCTGTACTTCATTTTAAACGTCGGTTTCTTCGCCCAGCTGGAGCACAAGCATTGAACCTGATTAACTCCCGGCTTCAAGCAAAATGTTTCCCAGTCATTTCCAAGAGCTCCCAGATCCGGCTTTGGCAGACCATTCATCCGGATTGATCCATCTGAACAATTTGCAATCAAACTGCAGTCCTGCGCAAATTTATTCGGTACATCTCTCCATTTTTCTACGTGCAACTTTTGAAAATAAAAAGCATTGATCCCGTTGTATGTAAGATACTTATTCCCTGATCTTGTTCCTCTCTGCTTAATCGCAATCTGAATCTTGGCACATTTCATATCCGCTATTTCCGGAATATTGAAGCTCGGATAACTGCCATTATAGAAAAATGTAAGTTTACTGCCTTCTTTTCTAAGATCACAATGTCCCCAGTTCCAGTACCACGGATTTTGCTTCCGCAGATGACTTGTCATATAAGTGTACGTTTTCAGCACACGTCCCGCCTGCTGATCGGTACTCTTCTTGTTCGGATTGTAGCAGACTAGATCATAATGTCCTGTATTTCCGCTCATATCCGATTTATACCAGTTCACACCGGCAATAAGCTTATCGTCTGCTGTCAGGTAGTTAATACACATTTCTCCGGTCTGTCCCATCAATCCGGCATAAAACAGGATATGGAAATAAGAATAAAAGTTCTGACACCCTTCCTGATCACCGGTTGAGTCCGCCGGAAGAATGATGGTTCTGAGTCCACCGTTTGCGCGGCCAACCTGTTGCCCTGCAGACTTCAAAGAGAGGAACTTGGTATTAAACCATGTTGATGTTCCGAGGGATCCTTTTGCTCCGTAGAAAGGATGCATAAAATCCGTTCCAGATGTATCATCCGGTGCATTGAAAAAGTCCTGAAGCGTAGCCAATGTCTCATTTTCTTTGTACGTCTCCCCATCTTCCTCTTCGATGTTTCCGAACTGTAAAATATGTTTATCCTGATCAACGAATCCGACAAATCCATTCTCTCCATTTTCCATCGCTGCTTCGAACGTTGGATGTGCTTTATACGTTCCTTTATAATCAACAACAAATGTTGTCCCGTCATCTGCAGTTGGCGCAACCTCGTACTCTTCTACGGAATATTTAAATGGATCTGAGCAATAGAACTCAATTTCTGCAGTGATCGCATTCCTGCCATGCGGCACATCGCCGGCATTCACCTTCGTTCCAACATAATACTTATCCGGTTCGTCCAAGAAGATCAGCTTCGCTTCTGCCACATCAAGTAATGAATTCAATTTGTTATAAGCATTCCGGAATTCCGCATTACTCTTAGCGATCAGCTGATACCCGACAGTGATCGTTCTCGGCTTATACCGTTTTCTTCGATATCTGGATCCATCCATAATCTCCGTATCCAAATCTGTAATTTCTGTTTCGATCATCTCCCGGCCGGACACATATAGTGTCCGATATCCGGGGATTACATTTTCAAAATAGACTCCGTTAAAATTGAGAGCTTCGGAGGGCAGTATCTGCTCTTCCTGTCTCTCTGTAGTGTCTACAAATTTATACATATCTGCCCTCCTTATCTCATGCCTTTCTTTCGAAGATCTCTTTTCTGCTGCTGTTCAATTTCTTCTTTGGTGTATTTCGCCGTTGCCTTTGCCACCTGTCGGCCATCTACTTCAACAGGGACGTAAATGGTATAGGTTTCGTTTCTGGTGTAGTCATAATCATCATTCAAATCTTCGATGCCGATTCTTAATCCAGCTCCAATTTCCGGAACAGGAACTAAATCCGGAATGTCTACCAGTTTCCATACTGCCTTTTTCGCATCTGTGACCCTATCAGAAATTCCATTTACCCATCCTTCACCGAAATAGCCGCCCAGTTTATGAGTAACCTTGGACGGACTTCCAATCTTAGCTTTTGCTACAATTGCCGCCTCTGCTGCAGCTGCCAACTGCGCCGCAACAGATCTTACACGCCCAACCTGACTTGCCATACCATTTGCAAGACCAGCTCCTATATATACACCGCAACTGTATGAACCGGATCCAGCTGATCTCATGGCTGATACTGTAGACGCAGACATGGATCTTGCCGTAGATACTGCGCGACTCATGCCACTTGACACTCCACTATTAAAATTATTTCCAACTGCATTACCAGAGCTTTTTGCCTTTCCTTCTGCATTTGTAAATTGACTGATCAGCGCATTGATAGCAGATTTTGCCTTACTTCCCAGTGCATCCAGTCCTGCATTCACTACGTTCACACTGGATCTCATACTTGTTAAAGAGCTCTGAGCACTCTTCGCATTGGATGCAATTGATTTCATGCTTGAATTAACAGACTTTAATGCTACCACCATTGCAAGGGTGCCAACTGCGCCGCCTGCCATAGCAGCTCCAAATGCTACCACTACAACAGCCGATGCTCCCATTCCAGCCGCAAGACCTAATGATAATGCTGTTAAGGCTGTCAGTGCTCCTACCGTTGCTAAAGCTCCGGATGATACAGCAGGGAATGCAGCTCCCATCAACAGAAGTCCTGCCCCAGCTACCGTAAGACCGGCGCCAAGGGCAAGTGCTCCTGCTGCCAGAAGCAACACACCCGCTGCCGCAATCAGGACAGCTGCACCAACCACCGTAAGTCCGGCACCTACCACTACAAGTCCGGCACCAAGGACAATGCATCCCGCTCCGGCTACTGCAGCCCCAGCGCCAAATACGATCATGCCTGCTCCGAGAGTTGCGATGCAAGCCGCTCCCTGAATTCCATATTGCACAATGGTCGGAAGCACACCTGCTACTATGGCAAGCCCAACACTTGCCAGCAGTGCTCCGGTTGAAACCAGTAATATAGCTACACCAAAGGCAACGAGACCTACTGCTCCGGCTGTCAATGCCGGTCCTAGTGCTGCTGCGCCAAGGGCAAGTCCGGCAATTGCCGCAACCATACCAACCATACAGCCTATAGCAAGCGGTCCCGCATTCGCCAGATTAACAGCCGCCAGTGATAATACAGCAATCCCCGCTGCCGCTATCAGGACAGCCGCACCAAAGGCAATGAATCCGGTTGCTCCGACCGTCATAGCCGGCGCCACATTTTTGGCAACAACCATTAAGCCTGCCACTGCAACCGTCATGCCGATCAGTACTCCTGCTGCCAGTGGTCCAGCTTGTGCGATTTGCACGGCTGAATATGCCAAAAGGGAAAATCCTGCTGCAATCAATGCTACTCCTGCTCCGATCGCTACAAATGCTTTTGCTGATTCTACGATAGTCCCTGATGATTCTTTACTTGCAGTGCCTACCGCTTTTTCACCCGCTGCTACGCCAAATAACTTACCTGCCAGCGTCGCTATTCCTTTTCCTGTCATGCTTACAATTGCGCCCGCAAAAGTTTTGACACCAGGGGCGATTGCACTGACTATTTTAAAGCCTTTAAAAGCAACATATAATTTCGGTAACAGCGTAATTGCTTTTGCCACTTCTTTATCATGATCTTTTAGAAAATCCGCAAATGTAGTTAATGCATCTGTTGCTGTTCCCATGCTTTCAGAGAAATTATCCACACTTTCCTTTTTTCCAAATGCTCCGGTAAGTTCCTGTACTTCGTCAATAATCGCACCAGCTGCCTCTCCAAAGGCTGTCCCTACCTCTTTTGCATCTGTTTTCAGCACGTTCCAGTATGGAGATATAAGTTCGATTGCTTTTGGAATTCCAACGGACAATTTGTCAAATCCCGCCTCCACCTTACCGGTCATCCCATTGATTGAATCAATCACTTTAGGCTTTGCGAAAGTATCATAAAGCTTCATCATTCCGCTTACTGCAGATGCCTCTAAGTTACCCATAGCACCTTCAAATGTTGTTACGGATGTGGCTGCTTCTTTCGCCATGTCAGTCATACCAATGTTATTGATAGCCTGTCCGAGCATGTCTGCGGTAATTGCACCCTTTTCCATTGCTCCTTTGAAGTCGTTCCCTAATGTTGGATTCAGCTTAATCAGCTCTTTCCGTAAGCCTCCAGCAAGCTGCGGACTGGCATTAATGATCTGGTTCCAATCCTGAGCATGTAAAGCTCCTGCCGCCATTGCCTGTGAAAACGCAAGTGCTACCGAGGAATATTCCTTTGCACCTCCACCAAATACAGCAACTGCATTACCGACTGCTTCCGTCAACTTGTCTGCGTCTTTGATTCCATTTGCCGAAAGTGAGCCGAATGTACCCATAACATCCTGCAGGGAGAATACTGTTTTATCTGCATATGTTTTTAATGTACCTGTTGCTCCGGCTATTCTCTGTATTTCCGCTTCGGAATACCCGGAAAATCTCATAGCTGCCTGCAACTTATACATGGAATCCGATGTTTCTATCGTCTCTTTCGACAAATCACTGACTGAATTTGTCACCAGCGACATCGCCTTCCCGCCGATTGCAGCCATTGCACCAAATCCAAGACCGCCGGTGAGAGTAGTTTTCAGATTATTTGCATATCCCTGGCATGATTTCATAATGGATGAAAAGTTTTTGTCCTGCGCTGATAATATTGCTTTTACACTATACGACTCTGCCATCCTCTCACTCCTCTCTATCCAGCAGTTTGGTTATTCCAGCAAATCTGGATGGTTTCCTTCGATTCTTCATTTTTTTCAGTTCTTTATCGAAATCAAAGAACTGCCGGAATCTCTTGTAAACTGGTTTGGTCTTGCCTTTGCCAGCTTTCTTTTCTGCCTTTACCGCAAAATTCAAAAATGCCTGACGATGTTCATGTAAACTCTCGTCAAGCATCCGAAGCTCTAAAGCCTCCATCATAAGTTCATATTCTGCCAATGTCAGCTGATCCACCTGTTTAAATGACGTGAAGCCAAAATACCGGAAGCAATTCCTTGCTACGGTCTTATATAGGTCTTCTTCTACAGCTCCTGAGCCTTCTTCTTCGCCATCTGTTCCTCGTACTCTTTCAAGATCTCTTTCACTGCTTTCTTGGTAGCATTTGTTTTCGATAAAAAATCTTTTGTTTTCTCCATGAGCTCATCGATGTCTACCTCTTCCGAATCAATGTAAGAATCTAACATTGCCTTTGTTACTCTTGGATTCTCTCCCTTATTCGCCAAATCTAACAGATCTACCAGTGCATTCGGTTCCTGATCAACCACAACACTAGCGATCAGATACCTTGCTCCTATCTCTTTTGTTGTTCCCGGCATTCCCTGAACCGGAACTACGGTAAGCTTATTTGCTTCTCTTAAGAATCCCATCCCGAATTTAAACTGATATACTGTTCCGTTGATTGTAAGTTCCATCATATTGTTTTATCTCCCTTCCGCGCGATGTCGCACATCAAAAAAAGAGGACGATTCTTCTCGCCCTCTTAAGCTCCTGTCTTCTGAGTGTCTGCAAATACATATGCTGCTACTTCCTGCTGTTCTGCAGTAACTGTTGCATAGCCATCTACGCCTTTTCCTTCCAGTCCAAATGTCAATGATAACTCTACATTATCCTCTGCATTGGATGTCTTATCAATTTCCGTAAGATATCCCTGGAAGTATTTTGCCTTAAATTTATCAGTCGAGCTCGCCTGCGGCTCTGCTAAGTTTACTTCCCAGATCTCCATCTTTTCATCATCGTCGAGTGCTGCTTCCAACTCATCGATGAACTCATCTCCTTTTTTCAAAAGGCTTGATGCTGTGATTTCTCCTTCTGCTGCCCCCGGTGTACGTACTGTACCATCTTTTGTCACTGTCGAATCAGCATCCTTCGACTTTGTACGTTCATTTTCTGTTGTAAACGCAAGTGCTGTTGCATCATGATCTTTCTCTGTACTCAGGATACGGTACAGATATACGATCTTTTTTCCTGCTACTGCTTCTGCAAATAACTGCAGTCCAAATAACTTTCTGTTCTTCACTATTGTCATCTCCTAACTAAATTTAAATGCCACTTCTAGGATTCCCATAAGAAGCGGCTGTTTTGTTGTTGTATCTGGCAAGATTCTCTGTGTCGGCCTTTGCATATTCCAGGCATAATGTTCTGTATGTTCGATTGATCGGCAGATGTTCTTGATATCTGCCAAGATACCAGATACCGTTCCTCTCTGCCGTACATTATCATGCCAGACTTTCAACATCAGATTAGTCTCGCCGATAATCTCATTTTTTGTAGCCTGATCACTCTCGGAGCAATCCGCCAGGTAAACAAAAGGATACGGCGTGTCCTCAGGCGGTAAATCCGTGTCATACACACCAACTCCCGTATCCTCATATTTTTCTTTCAATGCCATCAAAACAGCACTGAACAATTCCTGCTGTGGATCCATCTTATCACCTCACAAGTTTTCCCAAATCCGACTTAAATTTACCTTTCTGCTCATCAAATGCCGGGCGTATATGCGGTTTTCCTTTCATGAATCTCGTTCCATATTCCTGATAACCTGCATATTCCGCTGTTGATTCAACCTCTGCAGTCATGCCGCCATCTGTAATTTCCAACATAATTGACTTTTGTAAATGATGGGTGAGCACAGGAGCTTCTTTCATAGCTTTTTTCTGCATTTCTGCTCCATTTTTCTTAACTACTGTTTTAACAGCAGACAGATCCATGTTTTTAGTCAGTTTAGCCTCCAACTTTTCAAAACCAATCAGCTTTACTCCCATCACACCACCTCCGACACAACATATACCTGCTTCGTCCGGAGCTTCCTGCTGAAATCTACACCGTATGTTTTATTCCCTACGCGAATCCTGTCAAATGGCCGGTCGTAATGATTCTGCAGGTGAATGGTAAGGCTGCCTTCCTTAATTCCGGAATAGACAAGCATCATCGTATTCGTACCGGTATCCATGACTGAGGCAGACTTCATATCTTCCGATATCGCATCTTCTCCATAATTACCGGTAGCCGGATCATACTCTCCAGGGGTGAGTTTCTGGAAGTATATTGGTGTGTCATATCTCATAGGAATCTCACCTTACCTTTCTTTGATTCTTTCTGATCATCCAGATATGCTCGGATATCATCCATGTATCCCGCAAAATCATTCTCCGACCAAGAAAGACTTTCCCCCTCAACACTGTGAGAGGAAAGTCCTTCCGAACCGATTCTGTTGAACCGTATGATTGACACATCCAGGATGATATAATTCATCTCTTCCGGAGGCTCCAATCCCCCGAGAAGGAAACGCAGCCTTTGTTTGGTAGCCTTTAAAATTAACAGCAATTTATTTTCTAATTCCTCGTCAATTTCTTCCGGCAATCCCAATAAGACCATCAGATCTTCAATCATACGCTCCTCCTACTCTGCCAGCTCTTTGTTTTCCGGCATCTTACTCTCTGCTTTCTTCTTACCGGCTTTTGATGTTTTTTCTGCAGTATCTGTGCCGGCTGTATTGTCTGGATCTTCTTCCACAAGTTCGATCAGCGGAGTGTGCTGTTTGTTGTTACTGCCGGCCAGCTCCTCGATTCTTTCTTTGCTGACATCTACTCCTTCACGAGGGAAGATATCTCCCTCGTTATAAGAGTGATCGTTATCATGGAGATCGATAAAATGTTTGATTACCTTATACATACTTCCTTACCTCCTATGCTCCTGGATTGACAGTTACAGCTACATCACCAGAACGAACAGCTTTGTAGTTCTGATCACATTCAACCAGTGTGATATGGTGCCCTGCTGTCGAAGCAATCTCTGATTCACCATCCCACTTAGACCAGTTCTTAACGTCCATGCCGTAAGTTACTGAAGTTGCGGCTGCAGCATCTTTGTATTTCCAGCAGTTTCTTAGTGACAGCAGTTGCTCTTTCACCGTCAGCTTTGTATCCCCTGCTTCTGATCCAGCCTCTGACGTTACGCTTAATGTTCCTAAGGTCTGTGTATCAGATTCGCCTACAGAAATGTATGCGATTGCATCTAAATATTCACAGAACAGACGTAAGCCCATGATTGCGTAGTTATCGGAAATCATACGACTATATGTTCCCTCTGTATGGAACCCAATGAATCCTGTCTCTGAATCCGTTGTGAACGAAAGTCCTGCTTTTGCGAATTCTGAATCTCCCGGATCAACATAATATGCAATCATGTTGTTGAGCGGTGTTGCAATTACAACATTCTGCGGAACCTCAGATGTAACAAATACAACATCCGCTCCGAGGAAATTTGTCAGATACTTGAAGCCGAATGCAGTCTGCAGTGTAATATCTGCTGCACCGAGATACTTGTACACATCCAGAGTGTTTACCCAAACAGCTACTCCGGTTGCCGTTCTCTTCATCTTCTGGAACTTAGCCACAACCTTTCCGATCGCCATTGCAACAGCCATCTGCCAAGTTGTTTCGTGTCCTGTAAGAGATCCGGCTTTTAACTGTGCGTAGAATTTATCAGTCACTACATTCTGCAGATCGGACTTGAACTCATCATCCGTATCCTGTACTGCCGCCTCATAACCTTTTTCCGAAATGGCTTCAAGAGATACGCCTTTACGATATTTTTCAATCTTGATCGTATCAAAAGGCTTTTCTTCTACTGTGTATCTGGACATCGGGATTTCTTCGCCTTCTCCAACATCTCCTGACTGCAGTTCACCTTTTACCGTTTTGGTCTTTAATACCGAATTGTTTTCCTTTCTGATCATTCTGGTAATTCCCAGAATATCTAACAGTGCCTTCAGGTTCTTACCAAAGGATGTGACAAAGTCAATCTCTCTGGCTTTTACCTCGATCTGCACTTCTCCTGTCAGGTTATTCGGTGCTGCAAATACCTGCAGACCTAATCTTCTAATATCATGCATGTTTCATACTTCCTTTCTTACTGAAATAATGTGATGTTCTCAGCGATCAGCTTCTGTCTTTCTGACGGATTCTTCACTGCTAAGATCTGTTCTTTTGTCATCGGTGGTTTATCTCCACCATTACCTGCTTTTGGAGCTTTCCCCTTTAACGCATCTTTCACTGCTTTCTGGACCGCTTCTTTATACATAGTTGAAAAGGCTTCTACTGCTGCCTTAGTTCCATCTGCATCTTCTGCCACAAGGTTCATAACCAATTCATCCGGAATAGTGATATCCTCATCCGCCAGCATCTTACGTGCTTCTTTCGCCATGTCTGATCTGGCATTCTGGCGCTTCATTTCTTCCAAAGCATCCTCTGCTTTCTTCGCCCTATAGTTTGCCTTTTCTTCATTAGTCATCTGAGCGAGCTTTTCTGCTTCTGATACCTTATCATCCGTCAGTGTCTTCCATTTGGTCTGTGCATTTGTCACAGCCGTATCAATTGCCTTCTGGACACGCCGGTCGAACTCTGACTGATTGCCTCCCAACTTCAGGAAATCATCAAATGACATTGTTGTGTTACCGTTATTTCCAGTATCTGCCCCAGCTCCAGCACCGTTCCCTTCTCCGGATCCGCCGCCGTCTCCTCCAGGTTCTGTAAATAACTGCAGGTTGCTCATTGGAATTCTCCAGTGATTATTCATGTGTTTCATCTTATCTATCCTTTCCGCCCCGCCCCATTCATTTAAGCCCAGGTCGTTGCATCTTGAATGTGTAGTTTAACGACATCCCGGTCACATTAAGTTACATGATCCGGACATACTCCGGAAACTCCTCGGCAATCATACAGATGCCAATGAAAAAGGAATCCACCAGAGTTTTCGACTTCTCTAATAGATTCCCATACTTTATATCCACCCTCCCGGGAGATATCTCATATTCAATTTTATCGTCTGTCAGGTCCTTTATGGACTTGATCAGTGTCTGTGCAAGTGCTGTTACACCGGCGCACACGATATCTGATCCGGAAACAGCATAATTTGCATGCCCGGATATCTTTATTTCATCCTTGCGGACGGTTACTTCAATCAAATTGCATCTATCCTTTCCGAGAAAAATGAGTATAAAAATACCACCAATCATTATGATCAGTGGCTTTTCTAAATAAACGGTATCATATCTTTTACATCTTTCAATGTTTTCTTGGCTTTCTCAATCAATGAATTTTCAAATAAATACTCTATTCCCTTTGGAGTGATAATAGCTTCTTGCAAATCACCAAAAATTACTCCATCTTTTGTATGATTAACCCTAATCCCTTTAATATACTCTTCGTTAATCAAGCTTAAAAGAATGTATATCCAATAATTTTCCGGGATATTGTACGTCGATGCAACTAAATACTCTGGCTTCTGGTTTTTCGCCTTTTTTCAGGCAATCGTAAAGGTACTTTAAAACTCGGTATACAATCACAAAATAATCATTTTGAGCCATTTATCTCACTTCCTTACTCTTGAAGTAATTTACACTTATTCTACAAACTCTGGCAATTCTTTTTTCAGCTTTAATGATTTTTTAATATCTCTCACATACACTTTATATGAGCCTTCTCCGTATTCCAGCTCCATATATCCATCAGGAGTACGACCGAACATTTTGTAGTAATCGTCATATAGCTTTTCCAGCTCTTGTGTCATTTTTCCATACCACATTACTTCATATCCATTCTACTCATTTTAACTAGTGACACTTATTTCTGATATAAATATCCGTTTTCATACAGATAATCATTTTCTTCTACAGTTAAAACCGAGAATGGATTTACCCAAGTATCGTCTTCTTCTATCGGTCCATCATATTTATACTCTGATGGAATGAATCCCAGTTTTTTGCATATTCTTTCATATTCTTTATCAACTGCCATATCAAAGCACCTCCAAAGACATTCCAGCATCGCTACTTTTGAATTGGTTCAATTCCTGGCAGGCAGCCGTGATTCACTATATAATTCATTTCTTCATTAGTCAGTACTTTAAAAGGGCTTTCCCATGAATCATCCTCTGTATCAAACTCCGGAATTGCAATATCTTTAGGTTCACAACCCAATTTATCGCATATTCTTTTATACACTTCATCCATGCTACCACACCTCCATATACACTCCTGCTTGCTCCAACCATGTTCTTACTTCTTTATCATACCCTTGCGTTTCCATCCGGTCAAGGGCAAATCCAGCATTCACAGAATTGAATTTATTCTTATCTACCCAATATTTGTACACCTTACCGTCATGACAAGCTACCAGTCCAAAATAGTACCCTCGATTCACACAAGTCATCAAATCCGCAAGACTCGGCACACTGCTACCTGGATGGTTATGTATTGCGATAATCGTTTCTGGCTCCGATTCTTCCAGCAACTGCTTCATTTGTTTATTCATATTTGCCTTGCTCTCTACATCATAGTCTTTGTTCACTGCATATTTCCCATTGACTACATTGATAAATGCCAAATCTTCAAACTTTGTACCAGATCTATGACTTAGCATATCCTTGGAAATGTTCCATGCTCTACGATTCACCTTTGAATTGCCGGATACCTGATTGAATTTCTTTCGGTACTCCGAAGACGTAAGAAGTGATTTCTTCACAACTGTATCAGCATATTTATATTTCTTTTTACTTTCTTCGCTTTCCCTTGAAACCTTCCAATCTTCGAAATTCAATCCATGTTCCTGATAGCTGTTTATCCACTCCTCATAAGCCTCATTATCCATATATGCTGCTGTGCTGCAATGACAGTTCGGATGCATTGGTGGAGCATTCTCTCCCGGCATCATATCATCTACCTTGAAATGCTTATCGTCCAGTCCTTTGCAAATCGGACATACATCGCCTTTTGTGCATGCAACATACACATACTCATCAAAACCGTTACGGATAAAAGACTGCTTCTGAGCCTCTGTCTGCACTCTTGCAAGCTCTGTCGTCATGAGCCTCTGCGCATTATAAGCACTGACACCGAATCTCTTCTCCAGATGCTTTGCAAGTTTCTTCGGATTCTGTCCTCTGATCAGTCCTGATGCAAGTAATCCTTCCAGCTCTGCTTTGAGCATTCCCTGATACATCCAAATACGATCCGAATATGTCGCATTCTTAAATGATGCATTCACGATTGCATGAGCGTATTTCTCATTCTTGAGAACGGACTTACCAAGAATACCGGCTTGTCTCTGGAACTCTTTCAGTGTTCTGTCAGTCAGCTTCTTATCGAAATACTTCTGCATCTCATCAAACCCTGATACCATCTCAAGACCGATATTCGCCTTCAGGAGTTCTAACCGGTTCACCTTCATGGTCAGATTATAGATCCGCATCTCTTCATTCGCCCGATCGGAAAGATCCTTTGTTTCAACATACTTCTTTGCCTTCCGTTCATATGCTGCAATATCCAGCTTGCTTACTCTCTTCTTTGCCTCAGCCATTGTGATGCCTTCTTTAGCAGCATATTTAGTATAGAATCCGTTGATCTCTTTATTGATCTCGTCCATCATATTGGCATAGATCTCTTTAATCTTACGATTATACTCAGCTTCTTCCTGAATATTATGTTTCTTTGCTTCCGTTTCCCGGTTCTTCCAGTACTCCTGGCTTGCCATCACCCGCACCTCCGAACATTTGTGTCATAACAGGATCTGTCTTAGCTTTTTCCTGTTCGCTCTCGATTTTTTCCATCTCATTCTGCACATTATCCACGACAGACAGTACACCAAGCTGTGTCTCTTGTGATACGATTCCATCCAAGTTGCCGGCGATCTGACTCTCTTCCAGTACATTCGATGGAATATTCGGTGTGAAATGGTAATGCAGTTTCACCCAGTCATCTTCTTTCATTCCAGATACTGGATTGGAAAAGATCAACTTGTACCGTCGATTCATTCCGGACGTAAACTTTCTCTCCTTCGTCTTGGCCAGATTGCTCATTCCTTGCAGCTTATACTTCATGGCAATGCCGGAGCTTGTACCGAAGTTCTCATCTGATATATTCGCAACCATACCGATCTGGAATATTAATTTCTCCAGGCGATCAATCAAGTTCTCCTGTGTGGTATCTCCGTTTGGTTTCTGCAGGAAATCAACTATAACAGTATCCGCATCTCCTTCCAGATTAATGATTCTGTTATCGCGGATATGCTCCAAATCTTCATCTTCCAGCTTACTTCCAAGCACTTTCATGTATGCGTCCGCAAAATAATCTACATCATTTGATTTCTCACTGATTGCTTTGTTATAAGCATCAATCATTGACATTACCGGTTCAAAGATACATGTGCGTTCCTTGTTCTCCACATACTCTGTAGCTGGCACCCCGTCAAATCCATGTATCTTTTCTTCTTCCTCCCAGACAAGCTTTCCCTTCTGGGTAAACCACCGTACCTTGGTGTCATCTGATACACTGCCATGCAGTACATCATTCGAATCTATGTACAGTCGAACAAAATACCGCTCCCTGCACAACACCGAATCATCGTAGATCATAAAAGCATCGAACGGTGTCAGATATGTAATCCCGATATTTCCCAGTTCATCCACGTAATACATCTCGTATCCTTTTCCGTAAATGCAACAGATCTTCGACAGCTCCGCATTATTATCGTCCTGATCATTGTACTGATCCAGGAGCTCCACATATTTTTTGATGTTGCCTGCAGCATCACCATCCACAGATATCTTAATTGGATTCCCGATAAAATATCCGTTAAATGTATCCACCATATATTTCGCAAAGTTCACAGCAATACGATTGTCCGGTTTATAATTCGGCTTTGGTTTCTGGTGGAAAATCTGGTAGTCTGTTTCGTATGCATCTTTCAAACGTTTAAACCGAAAGGCACACTCTGCATCATGCTTTGCTATGAATTCATTCAGTTTGTTATCTGTCAGCTCTTCCTCTGACGGTAATCGAAATAACACTTTACAGTCCTCCTTTCAGGTTTCTGTTTAATTTTGGCTTAGCCTTACGTTCTCCCTCAATGGAATAACGCAGCATGGCCATTGCATCATCAAAAAATGGAACTGGTTCTTCCAGATAAGTGTTGGTACGCTCATCCTTCTTCCACTTCCATTGTTGTATTTCTTTTATGGTATTCACACAGGACGGATGTATGTGAATCATGTGTTGCTTCAAATAGTCTATCTGAGCATGAACACTGTTTGTCTCTTTATTGACTCCCTTCGCCCTGTATCCGGCTTTCTGCCACATCTTGATACGGTCCGGCTCCGCAGAATCGCACCACATCCTTAGTTTTTTGTTGAATCTTCCGGCAGCCAGCTTAATGATCTCCTCTGTGTCCATCTCATACACATACAATTCCTGGAACAAATACAGATCTCCATCCTTGAAGCCTACCTCGCCGATGCAGTTGGCATGGTTAAAGCCAAAGTCCTGTGAGTTCACAATGTAATCATAGTTCTCCGGATTCCGGTCAAATTCCTCTATGACATAATTCTTAAGGATAAGACCGGCAACCTCTCCCCATTCTCCCAGACCATACACCCGATAGCCTTCCGGATCTACTTCCTTACGCCGGAGCATACGTCTGTGATACGCTTCATCAATGAACCGGTTGTTCTCGTAGGTTGACTGATGCGTCAGTACATCCGGATCAATACGATCAAAGAACACTTTCTTAATCCAGTGATGTGACGACACCGGATTGAATGTTAACCTGATCTGGTAGAATAATCCCTTCGGCAATATACCTCGAAGTCGGTCATCGATGATTTCAAAGTCTGACTGCGTAATCTCTGTGGCTTCTTCTATCCAAACATCGGTAAGCTTCCCGCGCTTGAAGGTAATTGATTTAAGCTTCTCACGTTGCTTCTCGTCATTTACTCCACGAAAAATGATCTGGTTATGATTGTTCTTACATTCCAGAAGCATATTCGAGGTATTGATGTACCAATACTTCTTATAGCTTTCTCCGAACATACGAAAAATAGCACTCTGCAATTCTGCAAAAGTGCTATCTCTATTCGTTACATCAGCTTTTCGAACGCACAAAAGATTACGTCCGGGATCATTCATTAAACGAATAATATAATTCTGTGCCGTGTCCATGCTCTTTCCGGATCCAGCAGAACCTTTCATCACGATGTATCGTTTTTTACTGCGATCAACCTCTTTGAAACCAACATTTGCTTCTACCTTTATTTTCATCCGGTATCATCCTCACCGTAATCGATCGTGATGTTCAGGTCCATATCTACATCTGTTTCAACTTTATCAGTGAACAATGCGTATCTCTTGCCCAGGAGCTCCGCAGCCTTTAACCGTTCTTTTTCTGACGGGGATTTTTCCATCGTCCTCGCTTCGCTGCAACCATCACCGGTTCCTTCAACTACAATTTCCTGTGCAGTGCTTTCTCCACGAAGGACAGACGTCAGATACTCAATTACTTCCTGTGCATCTGCCGTTTTCTCATTGTGAAGCTCTTCCATACGGTCATCTATATATTTTTTAACGTTAACATTAGTTAACAATCTGCTCGCTGCTGATTTAGCTGTTTCATCACTTTTAACATTTTTGTAGACCGTCTTGTAAGCCCGGGTGGCATTGCAGTCAATCAAATATTCATCGCAAAATCTTTTCTGTTTTTCAGTCACTCAGACTCACCACCTTCAATTCTGGTTTATTTTTACATTAGAAAAGCACCCCGGAGGGCACTTAAATTTAATATTTAAAATCGTTTATTTTTCAACTTTCACATGCTATAATTATTTTGGTGTATACACATACACGAGGAAGAGGGTGATAATAGATGAACTTACGGATATTCCTATCCTAGAATACATATCTAAAAATGTTTCTAAGGATTACGTTCATTAATGTAGCTCGCTAATTGCTACCTCATGCCATCTTTCTTAGCTGATTTTCTCTCTGTGCCTGTCTCCGTGCTTGGGTTATTCATGGACGAAAATATGATAACCCAAGAAAAAAATACATGGAGGATAAAGGCATGGGAAAAATTAGCAAAATTATTTTATCTATCTTACTTTTTATTGTAGACACTTATGGAGAGCGTATTTTTAATTTCGTATACACCATATTACTACGTGCTCCACGTGAAATGTTCACTATGTTTTGTGTGATCATTTCGTCCATATTATTAATAATATTTATTAACCTTTAAAAAGTAAGGCAAAAGAGTCGGACTAGCTACCCGACTCTTTTTGTTTTGTAATTTTAAAATGAGCCATCAACTTTCCGCATCAGGCTCACCTCGTGTTATTCTAATTTCAATGAATGACACATATCATGTAAAATTTCCATCAATTTTACTACAGATCCAATTCTTATATGCGTTATACCAGAGTTTTCAACCCATCCTTTTTCATATAAATATCTCCATTCTAAAAAGCAATTGTTAATCTGAGTAAGTTCTGTTTTAAAATCGCTTCTATCTTCAATCCATTTATTGAATTCACCTTCAATACACTTCTTCTGTTCTTCATCTAATCGCTCATACCAAACTTTTAATTTATGACCTCTTCCAGGGAATTCGCCCTTCTTATTAGCAGCAAGCATCTTTAAATATATTTCACAAGCAACCGCGGATACAGTTACCAACGGTTGCGTTATTGCAAATTCAATTGTTGTTTGACCTTCCACAACCATAGCTTTACGTTTTTCTTCAAGTACTCTTGCTCCTAGGTAATACATATCACCAGTATCCCTCATTGATTTAATATGCTTACGTATTTCTTCCAATAATCTTACCCCCTCATTTTTTCAAATGATAACGCATTTTTCTAAATTACGCAACGAAAAAGACACCCGGCATCATCAGGTGTCCTCTCTCGGTTTTATTAGGTTGTGGGGGAACTAATCGAATGATTTAATATCTGTTCATCAATTCCAGTATAAGGATAGCAAACTTGCATACTAAACTTCAATAAACTAATACAAATAAAGATAAATTATGTTGGCAACTTTAAATGTGCCAGCGCTCTTCCATGCAATTTATGTACCCACTGCTCACTATAATCCATTTTCTCTGCAATCTCCCAGAATCTTAAGCCTTTCACATATCGGTAAAACAACACGTCGTTCTCATCCTCGTTCTTTATCTCCTTAATCTGCTTTTCGATAGAAACATAAGATTCAACGCAACTTTCCTTTTCTGCCCCAAGTTTTTCTACCAATGAATCAATCCTTGCCAACTCATCAGATAGATCCTTCTGGTTTCCGTTTCCATGCGGCATGCCCGAATAATCAATTGCCTTCACCGATGCAGCCAATTCTTTCAGTTCGATAATTTCATCATCAATACGGTTGATACGTCTTCTACTGGATCTGTATCCTCTCAGATATTCCTTCTTCCGGTTGTTCTCATTCTTAACATTGTTTTCTTCCAGTCTCTGCTCCACCGGCATCTACTCCCTTCGTTATGTCTACTCCCATCTTCTTCAGGTAATCCTCCACTGAATAGCTCTGATAAGCTGGTGTATGGAATTTCTCACTTGCCTTCGCATCATGACTTTCTTCCAACTCCTTATAGTGTTGCTGGCTATCCAGCTTTACCTGTCTTCTGTCTCTTCCTCTGTTCAATCATTTCTCAGCTCCTTCGTCGTTTTGTTTGTATGTTTCCGGCAATGGCATCCACGCATTGACAAATATTCCATAGCTTGAATATGGTTTTTCATCATCTCCCGGATAGAATGTACCGCCTTCATCATTTTCTTCATATCTTGCGATATCTGGCATTGTTGCATTCTCAAATGATACCAATATGTAACTTTCATCCTCCGGCAATCTCTCACTGTACGGAATCCATTCGCCAGGGACATTTGCGTCCTTAGCATCTTCCCTGTCCTCATACATCGCCAGTCTATCCACCAGCTCCTGTTTCTTATTCGGGGACCAGTACCCTCGCTTTATACCGTTCTCTCTTTTATGTGTTAATCTCTCCATGATCTATTCCTCCACATCCTTCATTTTCATCCGCGCACCTTTCTCATACTTCGTGCATTCCTCTACCTTACATCCACGACTGTGGTTCATAAGTCCGGCATAATCACAGCTATTCACTGTCGGCCGGTTGCTCCGGAACTTACAAGTCTTGCACAGGTGCCGGTCTGAATTGTCTACCGGTTCCTTTTCTTTCTTCCGGAATCTCGCTGCATGATACCCGACTGTTCCGAACGGGATACCGGTCTGATCAGCGATCTCACGATTGGTATATCCTTCCTCTACCAGTTTCCGGATCTTCTCTTTCTTATCTTCGATATTGTCCGCCGGAAGATCTATCGTTTCTTCTTCCATCCTTTCCTCCGGCTCCGTTGGGGGGGGTAATACCTTCCTGTGTTTCATGCACTGCCCGAATGATTTCTTCCGGATCTACCTGATCAGCTTCTGTCATCCCCTGCACAGCCTGTTCAAAATCCGGATTTATGACTGCCGGCACATCTACCAGGAAGTGATTCTCCGGTTGATCAAGGATATCTGACAATAGCATTGCATTCATGCTGCCGTCTTCTCCCATCCAGAGTGCTGTTACCGGTTTACCCTTTATGTAATATTCCAATGCTTCTTTTAAGTTCTTCTCTACTAACATTGCTTTCTCTCCATCTATTTTTCTTCCAAGGCCATTTCACTAAATCTTTTCAACACTTCCGGAATATTCATTCTCTCAATCGTATCTTTCGCAAGGTTCTCTTTCAACTTCTGTTCAAACGAATTTATCAGAGATTCCTCTACTTCCCTCTTCGCACTTGCAATCAGAGTTTCGACCTTCTTTCCAAGTTCCTTTTCCAGATACCGTCCCGTAAGAAGGTCGGCAGCTGATAATTTTCTATCACTGGAATAGCTTGCAATGCATCCATCTCTATCGTATCTCTTTTCTGTAAGGAACAATTCAAACCTTTCTCCTACATACTCGGACAGAGGTTTATACGTTACCTCTTCACTCCAAGTGTTCTTCTTTTCCGGAATAATAATCTTTCCAATCTTCTCCTCACACACATTCGCAACGAACTGGTCTACGGTTGCCTGTATCGTTCCTTCCGCTTCAAGAATCTTTTCTGCGATTTTATCATCAACTGCTTCCACAGCTTCTGTTGTTGCTTTTTTTAGAAGTGCATCCTTAATACCACTAACAACTTGCTCCTTGATTTCTTCATCAATTGTATATCCGTCTTCTCCATCCACCCAGTCCAATTCCACCTCAATATTAAATTTCGCCATTATAATCCTTCCTTTCTACTTTTCAATCAATCCCATATACATCTCCTGATCATAAGATCTGCCATCAAAATTATTAAAGTTGTCCTTCTTCTTTGCTGGTGATGTCCTCTTTCCTGTCTTCATTCCCCGAAATTCCTTATAACCACCAGCCGTTGCCTTCTTCACGATGGCAATCTGTTCCTCTGTCTTATTACTCAGATTCAACAGATCTTCTCTCAGAGCCTGTACCTGTTCCGGAAGAATCGCTCCATAGTTATGTTCTCGAACAAGGAGATACATTTGGAAAGCCGATTCAAGTTCCGGAGACTGAAATGCTGTATTATCTTTTTTATTTACTTTACTATTCTTTATAGGTTGCACATCATCATTTGCACCTTGCAAATAACTATTTGTCGGTTGCACATCTGGAAAAAGGCTGACTTTAACTAGGCCTTTGCATTCTTCGGGTTTCAAAAGCCAATATTCGCTATATACTGTTTTATTCCGCCGTTCCGAAAGCACTGTCCAGAAACGCCGTTGGATACCTCTACTGGTAAGCACTCCCCACTCATCAAATAACCTCTTGTCAAAGAGATCCACCTGTAAGCAGTAGTCCACAGTTTCTTTCACTGTACCGGAACTGATGCCGCCGCCCATCTTTCTTGCTGTAGTTGCACAGTCGTCATAGCCCCATTCATAGAAATACCCATTTACTTTATATGCTCTCTGACACAAAAAGAAGTAGATCCCGAATCCCTTCCAACCTTTTGCATCCAGAAGCTTATCTATCTTTTTATCACCATCAAATATATCAACCGACCAACCCGAATAATCTATTCCTTGTTTTGGTCGTCCTGCCACGCTATAGCTCCTCCACACTCTTTTGAGCGTTACATTTTCTGCATATCGGCATCAAATTTCCATATGAATTAATGATATCGCAAGAAATCATTTCTTTCGCACCTTTGTAAACCGATATTATATGATCAATTTGCAGATCCTTTTCTGATCCGCACAAATAACATTTCTTTCCTTTCTGTTCAAAAATGTATTTTCTTACATCTTTTCTGGAAATAAATCTATTAGACACATCTCGCAATGTTTTATAGCGTATCTTAATATTCCGAGATTGTAATTTTCTTGCCGTTGGAAGATATATCCTGCATTTTGGAAACTCAGCCTCTTCCACCATGCTGCACCTTCTTTCCTATCCCTTATATTCTTCCACAGTAACGTCCAGTCCTTCCAACGAAGAATAGACTTTCTTTGCCACTACCATAATGATCTGTGTATCATCATGGTATGCAACACCGTTCAAGGCATCTGCTACAACTTTTACGATATTATCAATATCCGGCTTCTTAAGCGGAAGTTCCTTTCCATCCAGCATAAGAGCTGTACGTTTCTTACTGGTACTCTTCGGCGGAAGAAATCTCGCCACGATCCGAAGAGTTACCGGCTTGCCCCGTTCCAGGAACATTCCATTGCATTTATTCAGGAACCGGTCCTTGATGTAATTTTCGTACAGCAGATCTGTTTCCGGAGTATAAGACATTGTATTTCCGGTATGCTTGTTTCTGACCGTCTTCGCCCTCGCTTTTCCCTGGGGCTTGCCCGGAACATGAAATGTCACAGCATTCATCCATTGCTCCTTTCTTTCCATGGGATAGTAATAAATAATCATCTATCCCATGGAATACTGCATAATCAATAAGTTACATTCGTGATACAATCCAAAAGGAAGTACAAATCTTAAGCGATGACTGTGATCTTATGTTTCTCCAATTCTTCACTCAGTTCAAACTCCAGATATTCCTTGATCTTTTTCATAACTGCATTCTTCCATAAACCACCATCAGCTTCTACCAGTTTAAATGCCGGTCCCCGGTCTCCGTCCTTAATACGGAACACATAAGAACTCTCCGGCTGTTCGATTTCTGCAAATGTACGGTATGGTCTCAGCTTGACCGGATTTGGTACGATTACATCAGCCAGCTCCACGCCTGTCTTAATCGTTGTCTTCTGCGATACCCCATCATCCGAATAATTGGCAGTTGTTCCGGATTTAATATTGCCGGCAACCTGCATGATCGTAATGAGATCCTCTGTCTCTGCAAAGTTTGCCTGAAGCTCGATCAAGAAGCGTTCCTGATCATAATAGCTGTCAAATGAGAACTCATTTACAATCGCCCTGGCATCAATCAAATTCTCTCTGTCTCTCTCATCAATCAGACCGGAAAATAACATAACCCTTGTCGGGCTTAACACATGGATAATAGAAGATTCCCTTAACTCTTCCGGTTTTCCTTTGATATAATCCACCAGTGCTGTCAGTGTATTTACTTCGATATCAGATGCCATTGGGAATCTGTGATATCTGGTAAGACCATTGTCAGTGCAATAGGTTCTTCCTTCAATCTCTACCAGCTTTGGTTCCATGCTCTTTTCTTTCAAACCTGTAATATACTGTAATGCTTCTTTTAATCCTTCCATCATCTTACTTTTCCTCCTTACGCTTCTCTTCTTCTAAGATCTACAACTTTACTTCCAGCAGTGCCTACAATTTCACCTGTATCTGTATCCACTGCCTTGCCTTCAACTTCCACTACGTTCTCAGGAACAACTCCCGGCACATCATTTACCGACATCTGCCCCGGGATCTGGTTACCCATTTCAATTGCTTCTACCTCACCGGTCTGCAGGTTCTTGCCCATGCTGAAAGCAGTAACAGCTCCGAGTGCCGGTGCAAGTGTTGTCTTTGTCTGTACACCGGTAGCAACAAAGTTACGCTCTGCATTTGGTTTAAATGCAATTGTGACTGTAATCTTTCTTGCAGCACCGGCATCCGTGTTAGGATTCTGAATGTTCTCTGTTACCTCTTCAATGGCTCTGTTCACCTGTGCAGAAAATGCTCCATTTGCAAACTTTTCTAAATCTACATGTTTCATTGCTTATGTACCTCCTGTGCTATTTATTGAAAAACTCCGCTTCAATATCGGATGCTTCTCTCTGATCTGATTCTTTCTCAGGATCCGGTGCTTTCGTTTCTGGCTGCACCTCTTTAATCTCCTGTTCTGCCACAACATTATCGTTATCGATTTCGTCTGCAGCATTTTCTACATAGTCTGCGGATCCATCTTCCTGAATAACTGCCATGTCTTTATCAATTGCCTTCTGCAGATCGATACTCATGATTCCCCACTTGCTGATCAGCTGTCTAAGCATGGTTTTTAATGCCATACCATCAAAATCTTTGAACCAGAAAGAAGAATACTTCCAGAGATCCTTTTCCGGAATTTTGCCCTGCTCTAAAAGTTCCAAAGTCTTCGCTCCGCCATTTCTGCTGAATGCAGGTGAATATTTTTCCGCATGTGCCATCATTTTCTTTTTGGACCAGTACATTGTTTTCCGGAATCCATTTTCATATTCGAACATGGCATAATATCCCATCGCCGGAGTCTCTTCACGGATCACATCATCATCAATCAGCTCTACTTCAATTTCTTCATCAAGTGGATCGTATCGGATCAATTCCCCTTCCTTAATAGCAAGCACATTCAGTTTTTTGTAATATCCAGAACGCTCCGCCAGCTGAATATAGCCTTTATATCCAAGCTGGAACTGTGCTTCTTTACAGCCTTTCTTCCTATTGTCGAACGGAACCATATAAAACTGTCCCAGCTGCGGAGAAGGGGAAAGATTCAACGCCTCTCCCAAAAGTGCTGCAGACAAGATACTCGGATTCGTACATTCCTGTAATGCCGGTGTTGCCTGGGCTGCAGACACAATACTTGAAATAAATCTTGTCCCGTTCTTTCCACCTACCACATTATTAATCTGTTTCTTAACAGCATCTTGTGACAGATATGCTGTTAATCCCATTTTTACTGGCTTTTTTGCCAGACTGTTATTTACTGCCATGCTTTATTCCACCTTCCCAAATTTTAAATTGTTCTGTTTCATGTAATCACGTAATGCCAGAATCTGTTCTTTAGTTCCCCATACACGGAAATCTATTCTCATGACCGGTTCTGAAACAACTCTTGTATAGTCATTCTCCTCGGCTTTTTTAGGCGCATCATGAGTATCCGCAGCTTCTTCCGGATTCTCTGACCCTTTTCCTGTATCAGCTTCCTCTGCTTTTCTTCTCTCTTCCTCAGCTTTCTGTCTGGCAAGCGCTTCTTCCTTTCTCTTCTGAATGTCAGCCAGCTCCTGTCCTTTCTTGATTGCCTGCGTAAGATCCAGTGTCTTCTTATAGACTTCCATTGCTTCGAAGCTGAATTCTGGCAATCTGCTAATTGTTCCAACTTCCTCTCCGATTCTATACATCGTTTCTTTCATTTGGTTTTCTACTTTCGACAGCGCTACTGATGCATTCAGCCACTTCTCATCCCAGATCATTTCAAGTGTCACAAACTTCTGGAAGCCGATAGATTCAAATAGTTCCTGGACTGCCTTCCGCTTTTCCTCTCTCTTGATCTGCTCAACTTCTTTGATCTGAATATCAATTGCACTGATTTGTTCATCAACCAGCGCAAGAACTTCTTTTACTTCTTTTTCAAATCTATTACATGGCTCCATGCACAGCTTTTTAACACGTTTCCGCTCATCGTCAATTGCCCCGCGAAGCTTATTTAAATTCGCTCTGTCTTTCTTCCCCTCTGAAATAGTCTCTTCTGTAAAGACTAATCCTTTATACTCTTTCATCTTCTCGGCAATTGCCGCCTTCAGTTCTTCATTGTTCCACTTGATTTCCGGTACAAATCCATTCTCCTGTGGACTGAAGATTTTTAATTCCAACATAAAATACCTCCTATATTTCTGGGAGAATCAGTGGAGGCTTTCTCCCGCTCTCCACATATCTCCAAAATTTTTCTTCTTCCTGCTGCAACATTGTAAGATCAGCTTCCACATCTCTTCTTTCGATAAAGTAATGTTTGACTGTTGTACGCTTTTCGTTGCCCCAGTCGGTATTCAAATGCGCTCTCAGAACTACGAACTGCCAACCGGTTACCAAAAGATAATGCAGTACCTGTATGTAATAATTATCCGGAATCCGATCCTTCCATTTTTCGTACTGCATGGACTGCAGGATATTTGTAGTTTTAATCTCTAAGATTCCCTTGCGACCTTCCCGATCGGTCAGCTCGCCATCAAGAGACGCTTGCATGAACGGATGGTCCTTACTCTGCAGAATCCGGAATTCATGATGCTCTACCTGATATTCCGGATAATCCAGTTTAAATAATTCCCGGATGTATTCTTCTGCTTTCTTTCCATAAATCACACACGGCTTGTCCGAAATATCTTTCGGTATTACCCTACCAATCTTTTCTTCAAACAGATCAATATTACTTTTGTATGGATTCATCCCGACTACAGCACTTGCATCGCTACCGCCGATCCCGTTCATTCTGCCTTTTAACCACTGTTGTTCATTTTCGAAATCATAAGCCTTAAAAATATCATTCATATCTGATACCCTGTTTCTGCACAAAGCTGCAATGCTCTATTTCGGTGTTCACTTTGGTTCTTTAACTGCAGTTTCTTTTTACTTTTCTTTTCCTCCTGGCAGTCACATGGTTCTCCGGGATCTAAATTTGCGCCGCATAACGGGCATTCGTTGTAATACATTCTCTATTCCTCCGCCCAAAGGCTACCGCCGCACCAACAGTAATCCCCTGAAAAACTATATTTTTCCAAAACCACTTTGCTTGGATCCATGTTGCAAATATGATCACCATCTCCTACTGGCAGACAGTTCACACAACTCTCACAACATCGGTTATCCGGTTTCGCCTTCTTCTTTCTTCTACTCATTTACCATTTTCTCCTCTTCCAGTTCAGGGAAGTCTTTTAACATCTTCTCCATCCACTGCTCTGAATCCCGATCACCAAAACCGATCATATTCTCACCGAGAGAAATTGCAAAGATTACATCTCCAGCAATGATATTACCGTGATCCTGATAACCATAGAAATGCGATGCCACTGTATTGATCGGAAGTCGCTTAAGTAATCCTTCTTCGTCCACCAACATTAAAGCCGGCGCTTTAAAATACTCATGCATAATTCCTGTATGTACGGCTTCAACATATCCGCCGACTTCTTCTCTCAAGCTTTCATAGTCAAAATCTAGATCGATGATCGATATCTTATTATCCGTTGTAATTTTCAGCGTCTTCATCTTTTCTCCTCCGCCTGTTTAATGGCTTCCTTTGTAATACTTACCAGAACTTCCTTTGCCAGTTCTTCTGGCATATGTCCGCGAAGTGATCTATACATTGCCGCTGTAACTCCTTTATATTCCTTTATCAGTTCTGCTCCTGATCCAAGTAGTTCTACCTGGCATCCCGTTATTCCGCTACAAACGGACTGTGATGTTGCTTTAATCATTTGACTAATTCCCTTTCTTCTCATATAATATAGTTGACTAATTTTCTGAGCGCCCAAAGCTTGCCGGCTTATACGGGTGCTCTTCTTATTTCCACGTCAGATCAAATATCTGTCTTAACTGATCCGGCGTATAGATTTTTGCTGATGGCACCGTCACACAGCTGATCAGGTAATTTCTCCGCACCTCTACGGTGTTTGACTCCTTACTGATCGCATCTAAGTGCTCCCGGATTCTTTCCAGTTCTTTCTGGAACTCATGATCATCCATCAGTCTTGGTATCTCTTGCAATGCCCTCACCCCTTTCACTTTGCAAACAACCAGATAAATAACACTGCATCGAATGCAAGTCCGATTGCTCCGCCAATCAGCAGCTCAAACACCACTTCCCGGACGATTCTCTGCCATTTTGTTCTTGGTCCTCTTCTTTTCATGCTTGTCC